TCTGCTGCAAGTTGAACTCGTTTTTGTAAACAATTCCAAGGGTGAGATCTGAATACTGAATCTCGTACTTGAGTGTATCGTGCATTACATAATCTTGCATTCTTAGAATCTTCTGTCAATGAAAGAATGGTTGATGCACCTAGTTGGTTTAAAGCTCCATTACAAATATCTACTACTGATGCCATATTGTTGCCATATCTCCTGTTGCGTTAGACCTTGTTCATTTGTCTTTTGCTTGGTTCTACTATTAATATCTTTTTCTTCAATAATTTCAACCAAAGCATATCTATAAACTCTAGTATCGTCTTGCCATTGAAAATGCAATAACTGTTTAGGTTCTTTATAGAGTGTAAGATTTCTTGGATCAAAATCACTTTTCGTCATCTTTAAGTATATATTTTCTTCTTAATTTTCTAGGATGTGTAAGCTGTTGCCAGATTTCATCTGTGGTTCTTTGTTCTTTTAAATTAAATCCTTCGTGTGCTTTAGAGGTATGCTTAAATCTATCTACAAGCACATACCTATAAACATAATCACCTTTTCTTAAATGTATAAATGTTTCTAATGTTTTAGTTGTTTTCATAAACTCGGGGGGTGTCACCACCCCCCATAGTTACAATTAGTCTACTGTGTAGAAAATTGCTACTTTGAAAGTACCAGTTGAAGTACCAGTAGTTGTGATGATGACATCAGTCGCAGCTGAATATTCATAACCAAAACCAGCGATAGCATTCAATCTAGTTAAAGTTGCTGAAGAGGCAGTATCAACAGATGTAATAAATCTGTCAGGATCACTCGCATCACCCACAGTCGCAGTTGTACCTGTTCCCATGTCGTCAGCGTGTAATACTACATCATATACGATTGCACCTGCTGGTAATTTAGCAACAGAAATAGTTCCTGCAGCTAAAGAAGATGCTTCGTAAGTGTCATACTGTACTCTTACTTTTCCACCCCATTGCGATACGTCTACCATATCCTTAGGAGTGTTTTCGCTTAATTGGTAATTAGTTCCATTAGCCATAATATTATCCTCCTATGTTTACGCTTCGTACGCTTGGATTTCAACTACTTTTTCTTCTTCCATTCTAGTCGCACCGAAAGACGCACAGTAGTAAACTTGAGTTGCATAACCTTTGTCAGCTCTCTCATCTATTCTTGCTGTTACATCTTTTCCTACGCCAAGACCAATTCCGTCTTGAGCATAAGCGATACACTGTCTGTTAGAACCAGTAGTATTCAATCTGTTTGACACAATAAAGTTAAAGCCTAAGAAAGAATTAATCTCTCCATTAGCTAATGCTTTGACTGTGTTGAAGTCACTTGAAGTCACTTCAGTTGTACCTAATAAATCAGTGATTTGTTTAGGCGACACAATGATGAACCTTGCGATTGATGGGTCAACGCTGTTTAAGTCTAGGATCTCTTTTGCAGATCTTAACTTAGCGATTGTTAAACCATCAGTTCCACCTTCAGTTATCTTCTGACCAGAAGGTAACACAGTTGAAGTAGAACCCGTTTCACCAGTAAATGCAGTTCCTATTGCAGCACTGATTATTTCATCGTCCATAGCTCTACCCATAGCGTAAGCTGCAGCTTGAGCATAAGATGATGTTGGATCAATTAAAAGTCTCACTTTGTCTTGATCGTCAATTAGGTCAGCGAATTCATAATCCACTAAAGAAACTCTTCTTCTTGCATGAGGAGTGTCAATTTGTGGAGTATCGCCATGTCTGCTTGTTCTTTTCACAGCAGTTACTGAACCTACTTGGTCAAAGAACGCATTTTTACCTACGACACTTTCAAGACGAACTTTGTCTCTTAATAACGATCCCATTTGTTGAGATAGCATTTGTACGTTAGCTGAATACTGTTGTACAAAAGCTGTTGTTACTTGATTAGACATATTTGTCTCTCCATTTGTTAAAGTTAAATTAACTTACCACCTTGGTAGTTAATAAAATAAAACAGAGAGGTTCTCCGTCAGAATTGACAGGCATCTCTTGCATTTAAGGTCTGTTAGACCGCAGTCTATTTCTTGCTGTCAGTGGGGTTCTTGCGAATTGTCCCACGCTTAACTATCCACTTATAGTATTCGTCTGCGATTGGCAAGGGGTTTTGTTTCTGAAATTCAGTTCCACACTCCTTAACCAATCGTAAGACTTCTAATCTAAGTTCTTTTTCTGATAAATGATTACTTTCCGCCATTAATCATTTCTCTCATGGTGTAGACTTGTTGTACAAGTTTACTATGATCTGGATGAGTTTTATTCCAATAAGGTCCAGTTCTATCATTTACAATCTTAGATATTTCAGACTCAAGATCTCTACCTTGATCTACAGATTCACTTTCAGTTGTGACCACTTTATCCTCAGATAAAAGTCCAGCAATCTTAGCAAAACCTTTAATCACATCTGGATGATCTCCAAGTCGTGTTCCATCTTTAAGTTGCATATCTAATACATCATTTGACATATTGGCTTTAGCCACTGCTGCAGCCTTATTGATATTTTCATCAAACTGTTTACCCCACTCTTGTCTTAACTGTTGTTCAGCTTGAGCCTGTGCGGTTTCAGTATCTATCTTTAATTGTTGCACAGAATTTTCAGAGTTCTGTTTATAGAAATCTAAAATCGCTTGTGCTTGTTTTTCATTCAAACCTGTTTTGTGAGCGACCTCTGCAAATGATTTAATTGCATTCTCA